CTATTGTAACAATTGGTAATGTAAATTCAGCAACAATTACGGCTACGGGTATAACTACGGCAGTTGGTGTAACATTTACAGGTAGTACAGGTGGCACCGTAACATTAACATCGGTACCTGCTTCGTTAAATGCAAGCGGTAATTTCTACACACCATACACTGAATTTAACGGTGGAACATCTACAATTGGTGGTGATTTACAAACATACATTTCTAATCAAATTTCACTTTACTCAACAAGTGCATCGACTTCAGGTTCAAGTGCAATATTTTGGGGTACGGTAAGTGCATCTACATTTAACAGTACAACAGGTGTAACACTTAATGGTACAGGTTCAATTTCAGCATGGACTGAAAATTTTGGTGTGGGTGTATTGACAGGTGCGACCGCAGCTTCACTAAGCGCTCAAACAACTAACGACCCTTGGTATTACGCTTTATTTAATTACCAACCAGGTACAATTAATTCTTACTATGGTCAAGGTATGGGAGCGGCACTTTCAGGTATTTCAACAACACCTACTTCAGGTGTGTTCTCAGGTACTGTTGCATTCTATACAACAACATACTCGGCATTACCATACACAACATATGATGATATGGTAGTTGCAACATTAAGGTCAAGAGGTATATCTACATATACATCAACAAATGCGGGACCTTTCTATGAAGTTTCAGGTACATCTGATGTTAAGATGATATGTACAGGTTCTTATTCAGCGGTAACTGAAGACCCTTACGCAATATTCCAAATCTCAGGTAAAACTTACGATAATGATAATTTCACATTTGAAACTTCAATGTTAAGTACCGATAAAAATTATTTGAGAAATGTATTTGGAGCATCTAACTTTGGTAAATCAAGAACTGAAGTACCTTTATTTGTTGAAGAAACATATCCAGCATTACTTCAAACAGGATATAGAGCAGGACAAATTAGAGGTTTATATTGTAATTTGGTAAGTCTACCAGGAGCAAGGTCAGGTAATTCAGATAGTCTTGGATTCTATTTAGAACAATACCAAACACCTGAAACACCATTTGTTGTTTCTGAACTAAGAGGTAATAAAGTTTTCAAATTATTTAAGTTTGTTCTAATCTCTGACGGTAACTCAGCTAATACATACGTTAAGTTGTCTATTGGTAATATTTCATTCAACAATGGAACATTCGATGTATTTGTAAGAGACTTCTTTGATAACGACCAAAACGTAAGAGTACTTGAAAGTTTCACAAACTGTTCATTAGACCCAACCCAAAACAACTACATAGCAAACAAAATCGGTACATCTAATGGTGAATACCAAGTTAAGTCTAAGTATGTTATGTTGGAGATGAGTGATGAAGCACCAACAAACGCACTACCTTGTGGATTCGAGGGTTACATCTCAAGAGAATATGCAAATGCAACTCCTCCATTTGTACCTTATAAAACAAAATACTACACAGCGGGAGAAACAATTTACAACCCACCTTTCGGCTCAACTAATGGTGGAGATAATCCTGTAATCTCAAGTGGTGAAAACCCAAGAAGAGCTTACTTAGGTATTTCTAATATTACAGGTTTTGACTACGATTTCTTCCAATATAAAGGAAAACAACTTCCAGCAAGTTTAGCAACAGACACAACAGGTGCGGCTTGGGGTTATTTAACTAAAGGTTTCCACATGGATAGTGGAGCAACAGTTGTTACTATAACAAACGCTTATGCCACATCAGGTCAATCGGCATTTGAAGTAGGTGTTGGTTCATTTAATTCAGAACCAACTGATACAAATAACCCATACTACAGATTGAATACTCGTAAGTTTACATTATTAGCTTACGGTGGTTTTGATGGTTGGGATATCTATAGAGAATATAGAACGAATAGTGACTCATATGCTTTAGGTCAAACAGCATTCAAATATGGTGCTGCAAGTTCGGTAACATATCCTACAGCATCAGGATGGGGAGCATTTAAAGCAATTTCAGGACCTAACCAAGAAAGTTGGGCTAATACTGACTACTACGCATACAAATGGGGTCAAACAACATTTGCTAACCCCGAATCAACAAACATCAATGTGTTCGCTACACCAGGTATTGATTATGTAAATAACTCAAACTTAGTGGAAGATGCAATTGATATGATTGAAACAGATAGAGCAGATTCAATCTACATTACTACAACACCTGACTTCAATATGTTCTTACCAACTTATCAAGACATTACTGAAGGATTAATTTACCCACAAGAGGCGGTAGATAATTTAGAGGGTACTGGTATTGATTCAAACTATACCGCAACTTACTACCCTTGGATTTTAACAAGAGATACGGTTAATAATACTCAAATCTATATTCCTGCAACTTCTGAGGTTGTAAGAAACTTAGCTTTGACTGATAACATCGCATTCCCTTGGTTCGCTTCAGCGGGTTACACAAGAGGTTTAGTAAATGCTATTAGAGCAAGACGTAAGTTAACACAAGACGATAGAGATACTTTATATAAAGGTAGAATCAACCCAATTGCAACTTTCTCTGATGTAGGTACGGTAATTTGGGGTAACAAAACTCTTCAAATCAGAGAATCTGCACTTGACAGAATCAACGTAAGAAGATTGTTACTACAAGCTCGTAAATTGATTTCAGCGGTGGCTGTAAGATTATTGTTCGAACAAAATGATAACAAAGTAAGACAAGATTTCTTGGATTCAGTTAACCCAATCTTAGACCAAATTAGAAGAGATAGAGGTTTGATTGACTTTAGAGTTCAAGTATCTAACACACCTGAAGATTTAGATTCAAATACATTAACAGGTAAAATCTTCTTGAAACCGACAAGAGCGTTAGAATACATCGACATCGAGTTTGTCATTACACCAACAGGAGCGTCTTTTGACAATATCTAAAAAAATAAAATAAGTGGGGGGTAGAAATATCCCCCATAAATTATTTAACACATAACACTATGAAAATAGAAAAAAAATTAATCAAAGAATCTTTAGGTTATAATACTAAAGGAAAACAAACTTTCGCAGATAAGAAACAAAATATCATTATCACCGAAGCACAATTAGAAAAACTTTTAGAAAAACTTAAAAAATAATGAATATTAATAAATACGTAAGGGATTTTGTAAAAAACAAACTTAACGAAGGTTTTACGGAAGAAGGTAATCCCGATACAAAGTATTATGCTTTTGATTGGGATGATAATATAATGTTTATGCCTACGTCAATTATTGTTTTAAGTGAAAACGACGAAGAGGTTCCGATGTCCACAGAAGACTTTGCTGAACACAGACACCAAATCGGTAAAGAACCATTTAGTTATAAAGGTACAACTGTTGTAGATTTTGCACCAGACCCATTTAGAAATTTTGGAGTTAAAGGTGATAAGAGATTTGTATTAGATGCTATGGTTGCATCTGTCGGTCCATCTTGGAATGATTTTGTTGAGTGTATTAATGGTGGTTCCATTTTTTCAATCATCACGGCAAGAGGACACAATCCAAATACCTTAAAAGAGGGTGTGTATAATTTAATAATGGCTAATAAGAATGGTCTTAATAGTAGAACATTAGCCGAAAACCTTTATAGATATAGAAATATCGGTAATGAAGTCACTGGTGAAAATAAGTCAAAAGCATTAACACCAAAAGAATTACGTGAGTATTTGGACCTTTGTAGATTTTATCCCGTGTCTTTCGGTGAGGGGTCTGCAACTAATCCTGAAGAGGGGAAAATCAAAGCGATGAGGGAGTTTATTTCTTATTGTAAAGATATGGCTCAAGAAATAGGTGAAAAGGCATTCTTCAAAAATGATGTAGAAAATAATGAAATACTACCTATTATTGGTTTTTCTGATGATGACCCTAGAAATATAGATAAGATGAAAGAATTTTTAGATGATGAAGATACTGAAAAACTAGTAAAAACTTATTTAACTAAAGGAGGAGAAAAAAAGGAAATCTAGAAATACTTATAATGCAACGATAATTTTTAAAAATAACAAAGTAAATAGAAAAAAATTTAGTTGGATATATTTATAATAAAAATAAAAGAAACAAAAAAATAGATAGACATGGCTGATTTGTTAATGAAAATGCCCTTTCAGTATGAACCAAAAAGAAAAAACAGGTTCATCATAACTTTCCCATCTTCTTTGGGGATTAACTCTTGGTATGTTGAAAGTGCTTCAAGACCAAAAATTGAAATTAAAGAAGTTCCAATTCCGTTCTTGAATACTGAAACATATGTTGCAGGTCAATTCAAATGGGGTTCAATTGACGTTACATTCCGTGACCCAATCGGTCCTTCAGCATCACAAGCTCTTATGGAATGGGTTCGTTTACATGCTGAATCAGTTACAGGTCGTATGGGTTATGCTGCGGGTTATAAAAAAGACATTGACCTTGAAATGTTGGACCCAACAGGTGTGGCAGTTGAAAAATGGATTTTACAAGGAACATTCTTAACAAATGTTGACTTTGATTCATTAGGTTACGGTGAAGATGGTTTAATTACAGTTAAAGCAACATTAAGACCTGATAGATGTATCTTAGTATACTAAAAACAAAATAAAATATTATCCAATCCCATCTATTTTAGGTGGGATTTTTTATTTACATAAACTAAAGTCAAGTTATTTTTAAAGAAAAAATTATGGACCAAAGTGCACAATACGGACAGATGGATTTCAATCTACCACACGATTTAGTTACATTACCAACTAAAGGTGTTTTCTATAAACCAAAAAAGGAAAGTTTAAAGGTTGGTTATTTAACCGCTATGGATGAAAACTATTTGGCATCCCCAAATATTATAAATGATGGTATTATACATACATTACTTAAAAATAAAATATATGAACCTGGATTTGACATCAACCAATTACTTAATGTTGACGTTCAGGCTATTTTGATATTTTTAAGAAACACTTCTTTTGGTAGTGAATACGATTTCAAGATTAGAGACCCTAAAACTGATTCTTTATTTGAAACTACAATTATGTTAGATAACATTAATATAAAAGAGTCTGAAATACAACCTAACGAAGAAGGTCTTTTTGAATTCGTACTTCCTAAAACAAAAAAGAAGGTAAAGTTACGTTTATTAAATTTAGGTGATGAAAGAGAAATCGATAAAATGAAGGAGCAATATCCTGAAAAAATGGTTGCACCTGTGGTAACAAGAAGATTGGAAAAATCTATTGTTAGTGTTGATGGTGAAACAAATAGAGAACAGATTTCGAAATTTGTGAACCAATTACCAATAATGGACTCTAAAGAATTAAGAAAATTTTTAAGAAGGTGTGAACCTGAATTAGATTTATTAAAAACAATTATGGCCCCGTCAGGAGAAAAAGTTACTATTGATGTGACTTTTGGGGCTGAATTTTTTCGTCCTTTCTTCGGAATATAGAAAAAATGTAATGGATGAATTCTTTTTAATCTCAAGAGAATTAAATTTTACCTATAAGGATTTATTAGTTATGCCAACATTTGAAAGAAAATATTTCATTTCTAAAATTGTTGAAATGTATAAAAAATAAGGTCCATTCTATTTATAAAATAAAAACATGTTATTTTTTGACGCAGAAATAGAAGGTGGTGGTTCATCTAAGTTTAAATCTTTTGGTGGTGAAGCGGGGTTCCTTAAAGGAATGGAAACCGCATTTTCTGATTACGTTGCAAATGTTACTGAAGGTCTTGCAGGATTAACAGATATTGTACAAAACCAACAAAAACAAATGGTTGGTATCGATACTGCTGCAAAAAATATTTTGCGAAGTATGGGTGGTATTGCCGACTTTACGGGAAAGGGGTCGGATAGAGCAGGTGAATTTAGAAGAACTCTAAGTGATGCATTATCACTAAGTTTGAAATTCGGAGGTTCGATGAAAGATGTCCAAGAAGCTGCTGCCGGATTAGCTGAAGGTATGGGTAGAATGGTAAATCCATCTGCGGTGTTTTTAAAAGACATAATTGCAACAGGAAAGGCTTTTGGTTTAACAAATAAGGAAGTAACAAAAATGGTTACAGACCTTGTAAGGATGGGAGGTACTCAAGAGGAGGCATTACAAACTATGAGAGGTATTGCCGACGAAGCAAGAAGAGCGGGTGTTAATACTGCGGCATATATGAAAGCGGTACAGGGCGGATTAAAAATGGCCGGTGGATTTGGATTCAAAAATGGTATAGAAGGATTAAAAACCATGGCCAAACAAGCGGCAATGTTAAGAACTTCAATTGAAAGTATCGGAGCTAAAGGTTTACAACAAAAAATTTTAGACCCTGAAGGTGCGATAGAAGCAGCAGCAGGATTTCAAATGTTAGGAGGAGCGATTGGTAAATTAGGAGACCCGTTCCAATTATTATATATGGCTCAAAGTGACATGGCTGGTCTTCAAGATGAACTTGCAAAATCTACGGCATCAGCATTTAAGTTTAATAAGGCTACCGGAACATTTGACGCATCAACACAAGATTTATATAGATTAAGACAACAAGCAGAACTGACAGGTGCCAATTTGGACGACATGTTAGAGTCTGGTCGAGAGATGGCAAAATTAGACTTTATTAGTAAATCGGTAGATTTATCAAATCTTGATGAAGCACAACAAGGAGTTTTATCGAGTTTAGCCCAAATTGATAAAGATGGTAAAGTCAGGGTTGATATTCCTGGTTTTGATGAAGGAACAAAAGACTTGACTGAATTAATGAAAGACCAAAACTTTAAAGACGCACTCGATAAGTACGAAATTGATTCCAAAAAAACAGCTGAAGAAATTGCAATCAGTCAAATGAATCTTGAAGAAAAACAATTATCCTCATTACAACAAATAGAAAAAGCAATTGTTTTAAGTTTGAGTGATAAGGAACAAGAAAAATTAATAAAAGACATAGAAGAAACAAACAAAATAACCGCGGATGCCTATAAAAAATTGACTAGTGATGTATCGACATTATCACAAAAAGAATTAACAGAAGGTACTAGACTAGAAAAAGGTGTTGCAACGGCTGGTGCTACAACCTTAGAAACGGGAACTGAAGGGTTAAAAAGGTCTCTTGAAAATATTAGTACGATAAATGATGCGTTTTTTCCAAACAGTGGCACCGCCCCTACGATTCTATCCAAAGGTAAAATATATCAAGGAATTGTCGGTGATGAAGTTGCTGTTGGAACCAACTTAGGAAGTGCATTATCAAACGTAGGTGGAAATGTTGGAGGAAGTATTGACATTAATATAAACTTGAATGGTAGTATTAGTGGTGACAATAATCTTATTACTAACATGTTTAAAAAACCCGAGGTACAAAAAGAAATTATGGACACAGTTTTATACAAATTAAACCAGTATAAAAGACAACAAGGTGTTATTTCCTAAAAAAATATAAAACAATCTATTTATCATAAAAAGACTGAATGGAGAGTCCACTATCATTTAATTCAAGTGAAAATTTTAGAAAAAAGCTTTTGGTGCGAAATCTTCCACCATATAAAGTTGATAATGCTTTTTCTAATGAAAGTAAACCTGGTTCGTCAGAATTTACTTTTAATGACTTCAGCACTGTAGACTCACCTAGCGTTGAACAAATTGGAGACAAACAAGAAAAATTATTATTACCCATAAATCAATACGGACCACAAAAACCAAATAAAGATTATGGTAATACTGTAACAATAAATGATAACCAAAATTATAAGACAAACGAAGGTGAATATGGTTATCCTGATACTATTGGAAGTGATTTAGAAACTATCGGTAATAATACTGAAAAACAAATTATTATAAAAAATGTTTATAGACCTGAAAACGGATTATCTGATTTTGGTTCTACCGCATGGTACATAAACAATGATAAAGTAATCACAACTATCGGTGAAGGTGAATATACAGTACAAGACACAGTCGGAAGTAGTTTAGAAACTACAGCAAACGCAGATAGACCAACATTAATTACTAATAATCAATATGGACCACAAACATTATCAAATGTTGAAGTTTCAATAAATAATAATTTTCAAACTAACGCTAATGAAGGTGAATATGGTTTTCCTGATACGATTGATAGTCCATTAGAAATAAAGGGTGAAACCGATAGACCGGTATTAATTGCTATAAATCAATACGGACCTGAAAATTTACCAACAACTGAAGTATCAATAAACAACAATTTACAAACAAATTCAAACGAAGGTGAGTATGGTTATCCTGATACTGTAGATAGTGAATTACAAATTGTAGGTCAAGACACAAGAAAACCAAATTTTTTACAAAATCAATGGGGACCTGAACAAGGTCAAAGTGAAACCGAAGTTGAGCCTTATAGAAAATTAAAAAGTCTAACAATACCACAAGGTAACTATGATGTTACTGATTCGGACGGTTCTTTATTAGAATTAGTGGGTGGTGTTAAAGAAACTGAAGCGTATCTATCTAATAGATATGCAACCGGAGAAGGATTTTATGACCCTACAGATTTTAAAACATTTCAATTAGCGGCATTACAATTACCATACGCTAATTCTGATAATACGTTTATATTTTTACCATCAACTTACACTCCTTATAGTATTTTATTAGAGGATGACCCGTCAGGTTCTGAGGGTTCTTTGTCTGAGGATTCTGATTTAGCAATGATTGGTGCTAAAAGTTTGAACAAAGAATTTAAACACAGAGTAGCTTTAGAACTTTACCAACAAACATTAGGTCAAGTAAATATATTTAATTCAAACGTAGACCCAGTTACGGGTGAAATTTCCGCAAAACCAAACACAGACCCTTTTGATGCGATTGGATTACTTACGGGGAACATTCCTATCGTATCAAGAGTTTATAATATTACAACACCT